GGACCTGCGGGAGCGGCCGCCGGAGGGGGAGCCGCGCTGGGCGCTGGCCGCGGAGTTGCGGGACTACCAGCTCGCGGCCGTGGAGGCGGCCTGGGCCGCAGGCCGGGGGGTGATCGACTCCCCGCCGCGGACCGGAAAAACCATGATGATGGTGGAGCTGGTCCGCCGGGTGTCCGGACCCACGGTCGTGACCTCGCCGACCGTCCAGATCGCCAAGCAGACCTACGAGCGGTGCCTGGCGCTCCTGGGGGGCGACCAGCGCGACTTCTACCTGCTGACCGGGGGGCCGCCTGACACGCGGAAGGCGCTGCTCGCCGCGCAGCGGGCTCTGGTGTTCGTCGGGACGGCGGACACCGCCCGGGCCATGTCCGAGTCATGGTGGGAGCAGATCCGGTGCCTGATCGTGGACGAGCGCCACCATCAGGCCGCGAAGGGCTACCACCAGCTCAGCGACCTTGCGGTCAATGCCTTCTACCGCTGGGGGTTCACGGGGACCAATTTCCGGAGCGAGGCCGGAGAGAAGCTGGCGCTCGAGGCGGTTCTTGGCGAGGCGGTGGCTGAGTTCTCGATCGAGGACATGCGGGCGCGCAAGGTGCTGGTCCCGGCGCGCGTCCAGCTTCTGGTGATGGACCTGGACAAGCGGATGGGGGACCGTGGGAAGTTCGGGGCGCTCTACTCTCGCGGCATCGTGCGGTGCTCGGAGCGCAACAACCTGATCGCGGCCGCGGCGCGCGATCTCGTGGGCGCCGGGCGCCGGGTGCTGATCCTGGTCGAGCGCATCGAACACGGCGAGCGGCTGGCCACGATGATCCCCGGGTCGACGTTCATCCAGGGAGCGGATGGAGATCGCATTCGCGCGGTGACTGCTGATCTCGATGCTGGGCAAATCCGGTGCGTCATCGGATCGCCCGTTGTGGGGGAAGGGCTCGATATTCCGGCAGCGGACGCGTTGATCTACGCCAAGGGGCTTCGCGCGCGCGTGACGCACACGCAGGATGTTTTCCGAGTCATGACGGGGGGTGGGGGCAAGAAGGACGCGTTGATCGTTGATTTCGCCGATCGCCATCAAGGGAAGCTGCTCGATCACAGCGTCGAACGTATGCGAACCTATGTGGAAATGGGCTGCTCGGTGAAAGTAGTTGACACGGTCCGCGGTCCAAGCGTAGAAGGGGGACAGCTGGGCTTCGGCCCCATGGAGGCTCATGTGATCCAAGACTGACAAGTTCCGGGCCCTCGGGAAGTTCCCGCCTGGGAGCCTCCGCCCGAGGGCCCGCTTGTTCTTCTCGCCAGACATCCTGGCGGGTATCACCGGCCCTGCGGGGCCAGAGGAGGATGATCGTGCCCAAGTCCAAGAAGGTCGAGTCCAAGATGACCGTGGATCAGCAGTCGGTGTTGATCAGCATGAATCGCAGCGCGTGGACCGCTGGTCAGCTCGCGCATACGCTCGGCTATCTTCCCGGCCCGATGGGGCGAATACTCATGAGCCTCGCCAGGCGGGGTTACGTGAAGGTGCTCGAGAAGACGGGGGCCTACCAGCGGACCGGGGACGGGGGGAAGGCCGCCGCGGCCCTGCCCCGCGCCGAGTAGGGTCAGATGGCAGATCTACTTCGTGGTATCGACGACAAGCGGCGACTTCTTGGCTTCTTCGGGACCAAGGGGCATCACAACCTGGTGCTCCGTGTCTGCGACCTGATTGAGCTGCCGTTGCCCAGCCAAGCTGAGCTGGTGACGGTGCTGCGCGTCTACGGCGGGCTCGCCCCCTTCGACAACGGACGTGAGCCGCGGGACTTCTTCATGCACCACAGCTTCGACGGCTACGTGATCGTTCCGTTCGATCAGCTGCTCCAGGCAGATCTCCCCGTGCTTCAGGAGGTGCAGCAGATCCTCTCCGAGTACCATGACATCAGGCATGGGAAGGGGGAGCCTTCCCGTGTGGACGTGTGCGAAGGCTGTCATGGCCGCGGGTGCAAGAAGTGCGGTGGCGTCGGGAAGATCACCACCTATCTGGAGATGAGCGAAGCCGAGCGCCAGCTCGCCGAGGTGAAGCGATGAGAATGGAAAACCTGTCGGACGTGGTGGCCGAGATGCGGAAGCTCAAGGCACGGTGGTGCGATCCCGAGGTGATCGACGACGAGGAGGAGCTGTCCGTGGACGTCATTCCGTTTTTGGAAGCGGCTTTCCCGATCCTTGAGGCCACCGAGACCAAATTTGCCCAGCTGCTTGCCCAGCTGCAGAGAGGATGACCAAGATGAGCGGGCGCCGGGAGCCGGACGTCAACTCGCCCGTTGTTTGCCGCGCCTGCGGGCGCGAGCAGACCGGTCAGGATCCCAACGTGGTCGCGCGCAAGTACCTCGCCGCTCTTGTTGGAAAACGTGTCGCAGTCCGCATCAATAAGGAGTGGACGGTAACAGGCACCTTGCGGCGGTTCGACAACTACAGCCTCGTGATCGGTTTCTCTGATCAGGAGGACGTCATCGTGTTCAAAGGCCCCGGCGTGATGGTCGGACCCGTATGAAGCCCGACGAGCTGATCAAGGCGTACAACCATCTGGTGGCGATCATGGTCGAGGGGCGCTACCGGCCGAGCTACGGCCGTCGCGGGGGTTTCGTCCAGTTCACCCGCAAGAACCTTGACGCAGCCGCGACCTATCTCCTCTGGTTTGACTCTCTTCGTTTCGCTCCCAGAGTCTATCTCGTCGGGGCGTTCGCCGTTCACGGCTGGTGCTACCAGCCCAAGTGGATCAACCTGCAGTCGGATCGCTACGTGGCCATGTACCGATCCGGGGAGGCGGCGCGTTGGTTTGAGACGGTGGATTCCGACGAACATGTGACCGGGAGGAGGACAACCGAGGAGCTTCCTCCCGCCGAGGAGATCCTCAAGAATCAGTACAGGCACAAGGGGAAGTCGGACTTGTGCCGTATGGACGCCCTGGCAGGCGGGTACAAGGCGGCATCGCCGATCTGTCAGGAGTGCCCTGTTCGAGGGGCGTGCTCGCGTGATCGGTGAGCCGTTCCGCTTTGACGCTGAATTCCAGAGGAAGCTCGTGAAGCTCGCCCTCGAGGACGATGCCTTTGCAACCCAGGCGAGCAAGTACATCACCGGCGAGATGTTCGAGAGCGACAGCTTGCGTTGGGTCTGGACGCAACTGCTTCGGCAGCGCGAGCAGGGACGTTCGCCGACGATCATGGTGATGCAGGACTTGCTGCGTGACGTGCCCCAGGTGTTGCAGCCGCGCTACCGGACGATGGTTATAGCGATCGAGCATGAGGTGATTCGCGAGGAGGCGTTCATCCGTTCGAGGCTGGCCGAGTTCATTCAGCGGAACATCTTCGTCGGAGCGTTCGCCGAGAGCAAGCGGCTCTACAACATGGGTCAGGTCGACCAGGCCGTGTCGCTCATGCAGAAGGAGACACAGCGGGCCGCGACGATCACCTTCGATGCGCCTGACCGGGCTTTCTTTTTCTCGGAGCTGGCGGATCGGCAGCGGCGTCGCCGGCGCGAGCGGGAGCACAACTTCGACTACACGTTCGCCACAGGGATCTCCCGGCTGGACAATCTGCTCGACGGGGGGCTCAGCATCGGAGAGATGGGGACATGGATCGCTGACAGCAAGGGTGGCAAGAGCTTGTTCCTGGTCCACCTCGGCGTGTACCCGCTGCGTGCGATGCAGAAGCGGGTGCTGATGATCGTGCTCGAGGGCAGCCGCAAGATGGTCGAGAACCGGGTGGAGAGCTTGCTGACGGGAGTGCCCTACAAGCACGTCAAGAAGGGCCAGTTCGATCCGTTCACCTATCAGAAGATGATCGAAGAGTACCGGCAGCTCGAGGACCTTCTCGTGATCCGCGCGTTCACCGATGCCTGGAACTACAACGTGTCTGACATTCGGGCAGAGCTGAGCGACCTGCGGCACACGCGGGGCTGGGTACCAGATCTGATCACCGTCGACTACGGCGACCTGCTCAGGTCGCAGCAGAAGGGGGTGAGCGAGGAGCAGCATCAGCGGGATGCGTTCGGCGATCTGAAGTCGCTCACCACAATGGATCGGGGCTACGCTGTTTGGACGGCTAGCCAGGCGCGGCGGCCGTCGGTCAAGAAGGAGGACGTCAAGGCGGCGGGGGAGTACGATCCCCTGACGACGCTCACGAAGCCCGTGATCAAGGCGCGTGACGTTGCTGACTCCTACAACAAGATCCGGCGTAGCGACTTCATCGGATCGATCAACCAGGACCACGTCGACAAGCAAAACCATGAGGCTCGGCTGTGGTGTGATCTCTACCGTGACAATGAGGCGGGGATCACGATCACGGTCAAGCAGGATCTGTCGCGGATGATTTTCGTCGATGTCCTTGATCCGCGCAACCGGATCGACTCTCCAGAGGCTATCGCCGAGGAGGAGACGCGCCGGCGGATGAGGGAAGCGAACCCCAACCTCAAGGCGAAGCCATGAGCCGGATTCTGGTGGAGTCATGTTGGGCACGTTCTTGATTTTCGTCCGAAAGGAGCGCGGGGGCTGATGCCTGATTCTCTGTTCTGGCAGGCCGAGGCCCGGTTCGATTGGGCGACCTACGTGCGCGATCATGGAGGGGTGCGGGCGCTGCGTGCGAACCCCGACGAGTACCTGTTGCCTTGCCCAGACTGCGGCAAGCTGAAGATCGCCGTCAACGTGGTGAAGCGGTGCTGGCAGTGTTTCTCTTGCAGTGAGGCCGGTCGCGATGCCGCAAGCCTGGTGGCCAAGGTCGAGCGGATCCCGTTCGGGCAGTCACTGATCAAGGTGCTCGAGGGACACCGCCAGGCGATCGGCAGGGTGGACAAGATCGCCGATGATGCCCTGTCCTCGCCTCCGGTTCGGAGAGCCTGGAAGGAGATGCCCTGGCCCGATGGGTTTCGGTTGCTCGCGCACACGATGACCCGCGAGACGCGCCCGACAGCGTGGGGCGGGTACCAGCCCCCTTTGACAATCCATCGGGAGGAAGCGGGGGCGCTCGCCTACTGCGACCAGCGGCAGATCCCGCCGTACGTGATCACCGAGATGCGCCTCGGGGTGTGCGTTGGGGGCGTGATGCGCGAGCGGCTGATCTTTCCCTGCTTCGACAGCGGAGGACGGTTGATTTTCTACCAGGGGCGTGCGACATGG